AATTTTCCAAAAGAAATAGTAAAAATGATTAAACAAGGTAAAATGAGTAGAATCGGAATTTGTATAGATATTTTGAATAAAATAGGAAAAAAGAAATACAAAGAGATAGAAGCTCCTGCGTTAAAGAAATACAAAGAGATACAAGCTCTTGCGTTAAAGAAATACGAAGAGATAGAAGCTCCTGCGTTAAAGAAATACAAAGAGATACAAGCTCTCGCGTTAAAGAAATACGAAGAGATAGAAGCTCCTGCGTTAAAGAAATACGAAGAGATAGAAGCTCTTGCGTTAAAGAAATACAAAGAGATACAAGCTCCTGCGTGGAATAAATACGAAGAGATACAAGCTCCTGCGTGGAATAAATACGAAGAGATACAAGCTCTTGCGTGGAATAAATACAAAGAGATAGAAGCTCCTGCGTGGAATAAATACAAAGAGATACAAGCTCCTGCGTGGAATAAATACAAAGAGATACAAGCTCTTGCGTGGAATAAATACAAAGAGATACAAGCTCCTGCGTTAAAGAAATACGAAGAGATAGAAGCTCCTGCGTTAAAGAAATACAAAGAGATACAAGCTCTTGCGTTAAAGAAATACGAAGAGATAGAAGCTACTGCGTTAAAGAAATACAAAGAGATACAAAGAAAAGAATTTTGGAAAATAGCAACGCAAAAAAAGTATAGAAAAGATAATTGGAAATAGTTGTTAATGGACCATTTTAAATAAAGATAAGGAGATTAAATAAAAAAAAATAAAAAGAAAATTAGAAATTTTAAGGCAAGTAAATAGGGCGTTAGAATGGCAATTTCAGGATTATACTTGGGAGAACATGATTGATGATTGTATGGATGATAGTTTAGGATTTACTAAAGAAGAAATAATCTGGGCTAAATTTAATACAGGCTATAAAGCATATATTACAGAGTAATAATTGATAATATTAAAACTAAAACAGAAAGGATATATTGTAATAAATAGGGTAATAAATAGGGTAATCGAGGCTTAAATGGGGCAATATGGGGTTAAAATACCCTATTTATAGATAGTATCAGAAATATTTGATTTAATACAAAATAGGAGGTAGTATGAATAAGGAAACGATAAAAGAAAAAATAATTGCATATGAAACAAGAGTTAATGGATTTGAAGGATTATCAGGAGTAGGCGTTGAAGTAAAAAATTTAAGAGTTACAAAAATTAAAGCAGTTGCAGATATTATTTTACATACAGATTATGAATCGGGAACAAGTGAGAGATATAATAAATTGGAATATCTTTTAGATAGATTATAATATTTTATGGAGAAATAATAGAATGATTATAAAATTTTATTGTATAAATCACTGTAATGATTTTACTAAAACAGAAGAAGAATTGCAGAGAGAAAGAGTTATAACTCATTGTGCTTCTTGCGGACAAAAATTGCTAATAAGTAATCTTCCCGATATAATTGAAAATGATATTTATATATTGGCTGAAAAGAATTTGAATAAATATATTACGGAACTTGGTATCGAAGGAGCCATAGAATTATTAGAACGTAATCGAGAGCAGAGTTGTTATAGAATATATAAAGCATTAATGGAAAAAAGAGGGTTAAAATTAAAAGGAGAAATAGGATGAAGAATAATCATATATGTATTAGTTGCAAGAAACATTGCTGTGAATGTTTAGACGGAGATACAAAGGTATCTGAATGTGATTATTATGAACCTATTAAAATTAAATTAACAAAAAAAGAATTAGAAACTTATGAACGTTGTAGAGGTAATTGTAGAATTTGTTTTAATGAGGGGGATTGTAGTTTAGAAAAAAAGTTAAAAAAATAAATTTTCGATAAAAAAATATGTTATACTTATAGTAGAGAGGAATAATTTTGAATACTTTTTTGCCTTACCCTGATTTTATAAAATCAGCCCAATGCCTTGATTATAAGCGTTTAGGAAAACAAAGAGTTGAGGCGTGGCAGATTTATCTTGCTTTGACTAAAGAAAATTATGGCTGGCAGAACCACCCTATTGTAAAACAATGGCGACGATATATAAATTATTTAAGATTATATGGAATTATTGTATGTTTAGAATGGATAAATAGAGGATATAATGATAATTTAATCGGGAGGTTTTTAAATGCAAAAATATTATTCAATAAAACACAAAATCAAAAAAACCGATATTGCTTGGCTTGCTGGAATATTAGACGGAGAAGGTTGTATTTGGATACACAAAAGCCCCCCAAATCCAAAAAAAGGAGAAATTTCAACAAAATATTATCTTTCAGTAAGAATATCAATGGCACACAAAAAGACTATCTTTCATATTCAGAAAATCTTAAAATTTGGAAATTCAATAAAAAGAAGAAAATTAAAATTACATTATCAAACGCAATATGCTTGGGAAGTTGCGTCATTACAGGCTTTGGCATTTCTAAAACTGATTTATCCTTATTTGGTTACAAAGAGAAAAGAGGCAAAAATAGGAATGGAATTTTGTCAAATTCCTCGCATATCTTATATGCAACAAGGATTACCAAAAAAAATATTAAACTTGAGGCGGAAATATTGGAAAAAATTGCGAAGTTTAAAACATTACAAATACCAAAATGGTTAGGAAATAAAAAATTTCATTCGGCTATGAGAAGTAATTTATTGAGAAAAGATAAAAAATACTATTCTAAATTTGGTTGGAAAGAAAAAGATAATTTACCCTATATATGGGTTTTAAAAAAGGAGAATTAATGGATTTTTTTGATTTATTAGGAATAGCTTCTATTTTAGATAATTTAAAAGGAAAAAATAGCCCTTCTATAAAAACTGTTGAACAGATAAATCCTGTAAAATATAATTATAGACCTCAGACTTTAGAAGAATATATAGGGCAGAGTCGAGCTAAAGAAAGAATTAAAATGTGTATTGAACAAATACATATTTTAAATAATCCCGTTCATTTTCTTATTTCGGGAACTAAAGGTCATGGTAAAACTACATTGGCATTAATAATAGCTAAGATGTTAGGATTTAATATAAGTACTTATGTAGGCAATTCATTTACAAAAGATAATCTTGTTAATTTCTTAACTAAAAATCAAGATAGTGATTTACCCAATATTTTATTTATAGATGAAATTCATGGTTTAGATAAAAATTTAGCAGATTATATGTTACCTATAATAGAACAGTTTATTTTACCCGAAGGGGGTATTAAATTAAGACCTTTTATATTAATTGGAGCTACGACGGATAAAAATATGTTAGCTAAGAAATCAGAACCATTTGTGGATAGATGTGCAAGCGGTGATATTAAGCTGGAGCATTATACTGTCGAAGATATTAAGAAGATACTAAAACAAGTAAATGACCAATTATATCAGAAAAATATAGAAGAGTATGTTTACGATGTTTTATCGAATAATACAAGATTTAATCCGAGAACAGCAATAGCATTATTTAAAGATTTTTTAATTGTGAAAGATATTGATAAAGTATTACATGCTCACAGAATTATAAAAAATGGATTAAATATGGATGATGTTTTAGTTTTAAAACATTTACAAGAAATAAATAAGCCAGTAGGAATTGAAGTTTTAGCTATTTTAACTCAACAAACAAAAAGTGATTATCAGTTATTAACTGAACCATTTTTATTACAGCAAGGATATATAACAAGAACAGCCAGAGGAAGATTGGTAACTGAAAAAGCAAAACAATTATTACAGGAAATAAAATGAATAATAAATTAGAAGAATACAAAATATATCTTTTAAATATAAATCGTAGTTTGGTTTATTATAATTATTTAAGACCTCTTTTTAATTATTTAGAAATTAATAATAAAGATTTTTTTACATTAAATAAAGACGAGTTAGCTAATTATTTTGCAGAAAAAAAATACAAACCAAACGCAATAAATAGTTTTTTAAATGCTTGTAGAGATTTTTGTAGATATATGAATATTTCAGAACATGCTTGTTTTCAAATAAAATCAGTACAAGTACCTGATAGAGAAGTAGAGTATATTACTTTAGAAGAAATAAATAAAGTAATTAATCATTTAGCCACTTACAGTAAAAGACTTTCAGCAGATAAAGCAGAGATAGTATTATATTTTATGTTTTATACAGGTGTTAGGAAATCGGAAATATTAAATTTAAAAAGAGAGAATATAGATTTAGTGAATTGTAGAGTTAAACTTTATGAAGAAAAAGTAAAACAAGAAAATGTTGTACCTTTTCCAAATACAATAGTCAATAAAATGATTGTCTATTTTGATAATAATAAAGAGGAAATTAATGCTTTCAATATTACTTTAGCTCAAATTAATTATTTATTTAGAGTAATAATGAGTAATATTTTAGGAAGAAAAATAAAGCCACATTTATCTAGGCATGGGGGAGGTAGATATCTTCAAGAAAAAGGCATATCAGTAGCGGTTGTACAAAAAATCTTAGGACATAAAAATATAAATACTACTTTAAAATATCTAAAACCAGACCAAAAAATGATTGAGGATGAATATAGAAAGAAGATAAAATAATGAATAATATTTTTATAACTGATATCGATACTATTTTAGAAGTATATGAATTAGCTAAAAATAATGGAAAAAAAGAAGGCGATAATATTCAGGAGGAATTTACTGAAATAATGAAAAGATATCCAGAAAAATTTAAATATTTAGGAGTTACAGAAATGGATAAAGACCTATTATTAGGTAATATCAGGGAAGAAACAAAAAAGAAGGTCTTAGATATGACCAAGAAGGAGCATATTCATGAATAAAATATGGATGAAATGTCAAGATTGCGATTTAATGGTTAATGTAGAAAATTTAGGATTAGACCAAGAGGATACTGCATATTGTCCTAGATGTGGTGGTGTTATGAAAAACGATGGATTCCATGATGAAGAACAATTATTAATTGATAAACAGGATGTAGATATGAGCAAAGAAAAAACAGTTAAATATACAGAAGGTTTAGAAAAAGTTCTTAATGAATTAATCGAGATAAGCAATTTAAAATATGCTCCAAAAATAAATTCATATGATATTGCAGATTTAATTTTAGATTTAGAAGAATTTGGAGAAAATAACAATGTTATTAAATAAAAAAGGTATCTATTGCTTTGAATGTAAAAAGTATTATGACCCTTATATAGGAGTTTATTTAAATGTTTGGTTTGATGGAAGCGTAACATGCTTACATAATCATTTATTAGGTAGTGAAATTGATTTTGAATGGCGAAAAATCTTTAACCAAGAGGTAGAAGAATGTTAAAAGAAATATTGCCTGATTATTTAAAAAAAGTAAAAATTGAGCATAGGAAGGAAAGATTAATGTCTTATAGTCCTAATAAAAATGTAATTTATATAAATAAGAAAGCTCTTTTAGGAATAAAAGAGCATAAAACACTTACAGAAAGATATTTAAATAGAAAATTATCGAATAAGCATTTTATAATTTTTTGTCTACTACATGAATTGGGTCATAAAAATAACTTTATATTTGGAAAAGACAATAATGATTTATACGAAAAACAAGGAATAGAGGCAGAAATGATAGAAGATTATCGAGAAAGAAACTTTACTTACTGGAATAATGTAATAGAAGAACGTTCAGCTATGGATTTCGCTAAAGAATATTATTTTAAATACATCATAAGAGAAACTGCAAGGAGATTGAGATGAATATTTGGTATTTAATTGCGACACCAGACAAAAGAAAGAAGTACAGATTGTTAAAACAAGTTTAGAAAGTGAAATAAGAGGAATTATTGAGGCTTATGCTAATATTTATCCTAAACTGGAAGTACATTCGATAAAAATTTACGGTAAATATAGCTATGTTAATAAAAAAATCGATTATCATATTTATGCAGATGTTAGAGAACAAGGACAATTATTTTTTGGTGTAAATGGATAAGAGGGAGATTTATGGAAAATAAAAAATGTAAACATGGAAAGGAAGGATTTTGTTGTGAGTGTAAATACGGTGAATTACTTAGATGTACGTATAAAAAAAGAAATAAGTGTAGTCTAACAGGTAAAATATGTAATTTAACCGTCGATGATTTGGCTTTAGGAATGTGCTACGATTTTAGGGATGAAAACACCGCAGTAGACGAGGTTTGTGAAAATGAAGAATAAAGAGAAATTTATAAACAATCTAAAAAAAGAAATAGAAGAAGAAATAGTTAATTCTTTTTTAGAATATTTTGTGGATGATTATAAAAACACAAAAAATGATTTTTCATTTAAAAGAATTTATAACATATTGAAGCCATACGTAAACAAAAAAGCAAGGTTTTTGTATGAACATAAATGGTATTCAGCAAATCAATTTAAAAAATGTAAATTTTGTTTACATTGTAAAAGGATTGACGGTAAATCTAAAGAAATGAAGAAAATTATTTGCGAAGAATGTCTTATTTGTGAATGTGATAAAAGAACATTTAATTTAAAAAAATACGGATTATGTGATTTGAAAGAAGTAATACAGGATTTATGGATAGTAATTAGTGATACTGTGGTCAAAAATTATGATTGTTCAAAAAAGAACTTTAAACAATTTGTAGAAAATAGTTTGTACGCATACGAACCTTCATTTATTAATGCTGATTTTATAAATTTACTTAAAAATAAATCTACTACCTATATTGAAGATGAAAAAGAACAAGAAATGGATGTAGTAGACCCATGTTCTGAAAAAAATCAAGATAACCAAGAATCTATGATTGAACAAATTAGAACTGTATGTAAATCAAAAAGAGAAATAGAATTAATCGAATTATATTTAAATAATGAAGTAATGACACAAGAGAAAGCTGGAGAAGTATTACATATATCGCAACCTGCTATCTTTAAGATTTTCAAGAAGTTACAGAAAAGATTAGAAAAAATAAAAAATAAAAGTTATAAAAATCACTAAAACCTCTTATATGTATAGTAGAGAAAGGAAATTTTAATGACTAAGAGAGTAATAAAAGCGAAAATAAGTGAAATAGTGTTTTTTCCCATCAAACCCACTCCAAAGGGTGTAGTTTGTTTTGTCTCCTTCACTTATTCTAATAAATTCCGTATAAATGACTGTGCTATTATTACTAATAGAACAGGTGGGTATCATATTGTCTATCCTATTAGAGTTTTAGCCAATGGTAAAACTATAAATAGTGTATATCCTCTATCAAAAGAAGTTGCCCAACCGATAGAGGATTTTCTTTTATCTGAATATAATAAATTTGTTTCTAATATAAGTGAGGAGCAATAAAATGGGTAAAGTACAAAATTTATATAAATTAGGTAAAACTATTGAAGAAATAGCAGGAATTACTCATCAAAGTAGAAAAGTAATAGCTTCTATTTTAGATATAAAAGTTCCTTCAGAAAATTTTACTAGAGATATGGGTGAAAAAGATACCAAAAAGAAGGTGGATGTTTCTAGTTTAATTATTGAAACTTTAAAACAGGAATTAGAGGATGTACAACCTTATTTGGCTTCTAAACAGGATAAAATAAATATCAAGGGAGATACTCTTGTTATTCATTTAACAGACCTTCATGCTGGTAAAATTGTTAAAGACCAAGAAGGAAAATTAATTTATAATGAAGATGTTTTTAGAAATAGAATTAATCGACTTTGTGAACAAACATTAAAATTATTAGATAACAATATTAGTAAAGGAGTACCAATTAAAGACGTAGTTATTTTATTGACTGGAGATTTGGCTAATGGTGAAGGAATTTACGCAACCCAAGCTTATGAACAAGAAATTGCTCCTCCTGCCCAAGTTATGTTGGTTGTTGATGTGCTTACTAAATTAATAACTTCTTTATTAAAAAGAAAATTAACTGTAAGAGTGTTTGGAATACGTGGAAATCATGGACGAACTGGAAAAGATACAGATGTGGCTTCCAATTGGGATTTAATGATATATGAGATTTTAGATTTTTGGGCAAGATTGGTTTTAAAAAATCCTCGATTAGAAGTTAAATTTGCAGAAACAGAATATTTAACATTAGATATTAGAGGACACAGATTTATGATACGTCATATCGCTCCCGAACAAGTTGATAGCCCTGCTGGGCGTGTTAAAATTAACGAATGGGCAAGACAACATAATGTTGAAGGAATAGTTTACGGACATTATCACCATGCAGGTATTTTTGATTGTGATAATGTAAGAGTTATTAGAGGTGGTTCTACTGTTGGTGGAGATTCTCTTTCAGATTCAATGGCAAAACATTCGGAACCAATTCAAATTGTTTTTGGTGTTAATGAACAAAGAGTAACTACATTTATATATTTTGTTGATTTGAATGAGAAAGGTAAATAATATGAATACAAAATTTGTAAGTTTGAAAAAAATATATTTCGGACAATGTGGATTATGTGGACAATTCGTTACATTTAGTTCTAATAAAAGACCAAAAACTAAAAAGTGTAGTTTTTGTAATAGAGTAATTAAAGAAATATATGGATATAAAGACCAATTGAATGAGAAAGGTAAATAATATGAAGAAAAAATCAATAAAAAGAATATTAACAGAATTTTTATTTTTTGGTTCTATGTTGAAAGACCCTACTCAAGAAATAAAAGATTGTGAAAAATTAATTAGAAAACATAAATAAGTTTTCGGGGTGTGGTTCTGTTCTTTACCAAAATTAATAAAGATAATGATAAAGGTAATCAAAAAAGAACATCTGCACCCCAATTAAAATTTAAGGAGATATAAAATGGCTGGAAGAACAACACCGATTAAGAAAAGAAGTCAGAACGCATATCAGAAAAAAGTAAATAGGGTAATAGCATGGTATAATCGTTTAGTAGAATTGAGGAAGAAAGATAAGGGAATAAATCCTCATAATAAATTACCATATAAAAGAACCGAGTTAAAAGATTTGGACTTTTATATTGGTAAAATTAAGAAAGCGAGTAATTAAGATGCTTAAATATTGCAAAGATTGCAAACATTGTTATTATGATAATTATTCATCTTATGGTGGAGATTTTTGTTGTAAATTAAAAGTATCTTATGTAGATAATTTTTATACTCGCAGTAAAGTATCTTATAAATGCAAATTAAAAAATGAACATAATAATTGTCAAGATTATAAAAGAATTTGGTATAAATTTTGGATAAAAGGAGAATAAAAATGTTAGAAAATATAGTATATCAGAATACAACAGTTTTTGATAATGTAGTAATGATAATTGCGTGTATAGTTGCAGTTGTTATTTTAGTAAAAATATTTAGAAATAACGCTAAGAATAGAGGAAAGTAAAATGAATGAAATCTTAAAAAATAGTTTAATGATTTTAGGTGGGATAATTGGGGGAACTTTATTTGTATTTATTAAAAATAAAATATTTAATACTGCTAAAAAAGAAATTGTAAAAATCATCCCTGAAGCAGATAAAGCAAAAGTAAAAGAATTATATGAAAAGGGTTTAGTGCCTGAAAAATTATATAAAGAAGTATGTGAAACTCCAGAGCCAGCCGAAGGATTTAGCACAAAGAAATTTTTAAGCGGTATGTTAAATGTTGGTTCTTCTGTTGGTTGGGCAAAGGATATTGCTTCTATCTTTAATTTAAGAAAATTAATTATTATCGGAGTTATTATTGGTGTTATTTTTGGATACGGATATTATAAAGGTAAAATTAATAAACCTGTTAAATTATTAATTGATGAAGCGGTAGAATTTACTATTCCTGTTCCGAATAGTCCATTAGCATTATATAAAGCGAAACATTCTACAGAATTACAATGGATAAATTTAGAAAGTGGTAAGATAATTTCAGTTGTTAAAGTAAAAGATATACCAGAATTAAAGAAAATATTAAAGCCATATGGGTTCAGATTTAAGCCATTTGTAACTACTGGTGGTAGTTTAGGCGATAGTGGAGCTAAATTTGAGGCAGGTGCAGGTATTGATTTCTTTAAATGGTTTAAAGCCAATGCCAATGTGTTTTTGACAAATGTAGGGGCTTATTTAGGTGTTGGCTATAATATTACTGATAATTTTGATATAATGTTAGGGGCAGGAAAAGGTTTCAAAGGGGATAATAGAGTTTATTTGGGTGGAAAATGGAAATTTTAAAAATGAAAAAAAGTAAAAAACCATCAAAATGTTTAGATTGCGGAAAAGAATTATCTAAATCTAAATATAAGAGATATACAGAATGTAATGGGAGATTTCATTCTGGTCAAAACAATCCAATGTATAAACATGGTAAAACTTATGATAATCGTTGCAAAGATTGCGGAACTTTATTAGGAGATTCTCGGAGTACATATTGTAAAAAATGTATGAATAAAGGAAAACGGTCATATCTATATAAAAATGGAAAAGGCTGTGAACCCATTAATTGCAAAACTTGCGGTAAACAAACTACTCGGCATTCTATTCAATGCAGAAAATGTGCTAATCAATTTAAACGAATAGGTAAAAAACATACAGAATTTTCTAAAAATAAAATGAAGAATTCTATTTGTGAGCATCATATTTTTGGTAAAAAATTTAAAGATACCATTAAAATTAATAAAAATAAACACATGAAATTACACCATAACGCTTATTTTTATATACTAGAAAAATTTGGTAAACAAGCTATTTTAGATTATATTAAATGGTTTGATAAAAAATATGGATTAAAATTAGGAGAATAATATGTATAAACAATGTGTAGTATGTAATTTAACATTACCAATATCGGTTATGAGTCCTATAAATGTTAGACATAACGGTAAAATTATTACTGTAGGTATATGTGATAGGTGCAAAGAGATAAAAGAAAAAGAAGCTCAACAAAGGAGTAATAATGTTAAGAATAGTTAAATTGCATATAGGGTTATTTAGGTATATTAAACAAGAATTACCTAAACAAAAAAATATTAAAGATATATTAAAATTTTTTAAAAATATATTAGTTGCTTATGTTAAAGAAATTTTACGATTAATTGTCGGTATAGGATTACTATTAACTCCAGAATATAGAAAGCAAAAAAAGGACTTAAAGAAATTTGAGCAAGCAAAGAAAGATGTAATTAATGCTGTTAAATTATTACGTTATGCCAAAGAAAAAATGAAAAAAGCAGGAATATCTAGACAAAGAATAAGAAGATTTTTTATGGATTGTGGAAGAGATGACGATGCATTGAAGATTTTAACAGATGATTTAATGACTGAAGTGCAGCCTAAAAAGGAGCAGTAAGATGCCTTATATTAATCGAGAATCTAGAGAAAAATACAATAAAATTACCAATGAAATATTGAATATAGATATCGAAACAAAAGGAGATTTAGAATATTTGATTTTTACTTTAATGCAAAGATATATGTTACATAGAGAAAAAAGATATTCCATTTTACATGATTGTGTATATGCTGCCATGCATTGTGCTGATGAGTTTAGACGAAGATTTTTAGATAAAAGAGAAGATGAAGCCAGAGAAGCAAATGGAGATGTTATATAATGAAAGCCGAAAAAATTTCTTTAATAATTAGTTCAGTATGTAAAGAACAAGGAATAGATTATTGTTCTACCAATCCTCATATGGTTTCTTTATATGAAGATGCAAAGAAAATGGCAAAAATGTATCTTCAATTAAAAGAAATTATGGGAATTTTGGTAGAAATAGAAGATAGACATAATTTAAATGGATTAAGAAAAAAATTTGAATCAATTATACATGAACTTGATGTAGCAGACCATACTTTAATTACTGTTGCTAGGGAGATGTTAAATAGAAATGCTTAAAATATTATTAGTATTTATAGTTGGATTTTTAGAGCAATGTTTATATACAATGTATTTAATTTCTGTTACAAAAAGACAAGTCATTTTATCTTCCATTTTTATGTTTATATATATGTCCTTATATTTATTTATAGTAGCTTATGCTTTAAAAGATTCAAATACAGTGATTTTACTTATTTCTTATGCTACTGCATGTTGTTTTGGTAATTTTATTACTATGACTGTGGAAAATAAAAGGACTAAAAATGATTAGATACTGTAAAGATTGTCATAAAATTCTTAATAATTTCTATGCTTTACGTTGCAAATCTTGTTCTCATAAAGGTAAATTAAACTGGAATTTTAAAGGTGGAGAAATTAGTCGTATTATCAAATGTATGGACTGTAATAAAAAATTAAACGAATCTGCTTATTATAGAGGAGATAAAAGATGTAAAAGTTGTGTAAGAAAATTAAGCAATAAAATAAACAATCCAACAAAAAATCCAGAAACTATGAAAAAAATATTAAAAAATAGGAAATCGGTTAAGGGAAAAAACAATCCAATGTACGGGAAACCAGCCCCTAAAGGAAGTGGTTTGGGAAAAGGACAATATTACAAATCTATTTGGATGAGAAGTTCATACGAGATTAGGTATGCTAAATATTTAGATAAACAAAATATTAAATGGTTATATGAATTTAAACGATTTGACTTAGGAAATACTACCTATACTCCAGATTTTTATTTGCCGAAATTAGACATTTTTATCGAAGTAAAAGGTTGGTGGAGACCAAAAGCAATTAAAAAATTTAAATTATTTAAAAAATTATATCCTAAAATTAATATTAAAATTATAACAAAAAAAGAATTAAATCAAAATGAAAAAGCCAACACGAAATTATTTAAAAATTATTAATGAATTTGCTAATACTCAAAGTCCTTTTGATTTTGAGATTCTAGGTTCTATTCATTATGATAAATGTTATCCTTTTATTTCTTTTCATACTCATTCAAAATTAGCTAAATATAATGTCGTTATTAATTCAGGTGCCCATGGTGAGGAAGCAGTAGCTGTAAGAGTTATATTAAGATTTTTACAAGAGTTTAATAAAGAATTATTAAGTAATTATAATTTCATTATATTTCCAATAATCAATCCATTTGGTTATGTTTATAATCGCAGAAAAAATGGGAATAATCAATATGGAAATACTGGATTTAATTTAACAGAAGAAAAATTAACTCCAGAGTCTATTTTAATTAAAGAAGCTCTTTCAAATAAAATAGATTTATTCATAGATGTCCATGCAGATATTTCTAAATCTGGATTTTATTTATATGAACGAAAGAGACCTAATAAAAAAAGTTTAGCAGAAGAAAGCTTAAAAGAATTGAAAAAAAATAAATTACCTATATTAGAAACTGATACAGTATATCAAGAAAAATGTGTTAATGGAGTCGTTATTCAACCTATTAAAGATGGTAGTATGGATGATTCAATGTTTCAGAAAGGTGCTATTTATTCTTTATGTATTGAAATTCCAGGGAAAATTCCTGAAGATTCACAAATGATTGGTGGATTGTTATTACTTAACGAAATATTAACTAAATTTAAAGAGGTGAAATAAATGATTTTAATTTGGATATTGGCATTTCTAAGTTTAACAGTATATTTATTATTTTTTATTATATTAAACAGATTAGATGATATTGAAAATAAGATTAACAAATTACCCCATGTTACAGAACAAGAGGAGAGTTAATGAATACATTTAAAAATTTTATAAAAGGTATTGTAATAGGTTTAATAATTGGTACAATTATTATTTTAAGTATTTTGCAATATCAAAATAATAATATTGTAAATAATCGATTAAATGAATTAAATTCTTTAATAAAATCTTCTGAAAGACTAACAGATTATACTCTAAGAGGAATAGAACAAGAATTTAAAGGTAAAATAGATAAATTAAATAAAGAAGTTAAAGATTTACCTGCCTTAGAAAGAGGAAAAAGAATATTATTAGAACAAACTTTAAAACAAGTAAATGTAGAAATCAGAAATGTTACGGTTGGAGGATTAGGTAGTGGAGCAACAATTAAATATAAAAATAATTATTATATTTTATCCGCAGGACATTTAGCAAATGAAAAAACAGATATTTTAGAATTGTGGGAAAATGGTATGAAAATTTGTGATTTAGAAATAATAAAATATGATTATACTAATGGAGAAATCACTACTAATAGTCATGATTTATTGTTATTAAGACCGAAAAATAGGAATATACAACCTAGATTTTATGTTGAATTAGGTCATCAAGAACCTTTAACAGGGGGTCAGATATATATAGTAGGTAATCCCATGGGTATTGAAGATGTAGTTAGTCAAGGAAGAGTAGTTATATATATGAATAAGTTTATGTATTTTAGAGACTCTACATATTTTGGTAATTCTGGCGGTGGATTGTATAATGAAGATGGTAACTTGATAGGAATAATGTCTCATATTAGTGCACAACAACCATTTTCAAATTTCCCACCATTTGTTCTTGAAGGTGCTGTTAGATTATCTGAAATTTTAAAGTTTATGGAGAATGTGAGCTAAAAATGAAAGAAAAATATAAGTATACAACATATCTAATAGGAAGTATGGAAAAATGTGCTGAAGGAGATGACGGTTCTGAAAAAAGAGCTGGAGTTGAGAAAGAATTACTTTTGCGAGATATTTATCCAATTAATCCTGTAAAATTAGAAGCGAAAAAGACATCGATGACTACAGAACAAATAAAAGAAAAAATGTCGGGATGGTTAGCTTCTGGTAATTGGGATTTATTTAAAGCAAAAGCAAAAGAAATTTGGCAAGGAAAAGATTATATTGATGAAAAAGAATCCCTAATTCATATTCCTGGAGATATAGATTACTGTATTATGTCCGATTGGATAACATTCACTTTAAATAAAGGCGATATTCCCTGTGGGAGTTATGCAGAATGTGGTATTGCAATGGAACATAAAAAACCAATATATTTAATTACAGATATGCCTAAAAAAGAACTACCAAAATCATTACTGCAAATGATTTTAATAACTGAAGGTGAAGTTTTTGAGAATAAATCACAGTATTTAGATTTTGTAGATAAAAAATATAAATTAGTAAGAAAAGATAATTCAAAAACAGATGAAAAAAAAGACTAATATATGCATCGATTGTAAAAAAGTTTTGGGAGATTCTAGAAGCACTAGATGCCCTATTTGTGCTTCACATAAACATAGTTTATATATGATAGGTAAAAACAATCCTATGTTTGGTAAACATGCTGTAAATTATAAAGGAGGTAAACCTCATTGTTTTGATTGTGGTCATATTACCTCAAGAAGAGGAACCATAAGATGTATGAAATGTTTTATAAAGTGGTCTAAAATACCAGAAAATAATCCAAATTATATTGACGGAAATAGTATTTCTATTCATTATTGTATTGATTGTGGCAATAAAGTTATTGATTATCATGCAAAAAGATGTTTAAGATGCAGCAATATTATGAATTCTAAACTTAATGCAACACGAATTAAATATAAGGACATATTTTTTAAATCTTCTTGGGAAGTTGCTTATGCTAAGTATTTAGATAAACAAGGAATTAAATGGTTATACGAACCTAAGACTTTTGATTTAGGTAATACTACTTATACACCTGATTTTTATTTACCAAAAACAAATCTTTATATAGAAATTAAAGGTTATTTTAGACCCGATGCAAGAAAAAAAGTTAATTTATTTAAAAAATTATATTCCGAAGAAGAATTATTAATTTTAAAAGAAAACAATCTAAGAAAATTAGGAGTACTTTAAATGGAAGAAAATAATTTAAAATCTACCAACCCAAAAGATTTAATCGGTAGCGATAAAATTCCTCTTCATTTATTTCCAGAAACAGCAATTGTTTATGGTGCTATGGCATTTCTTGATGGAGCACTTAAATATGGTCGTACAAATTGGAGAGCAGCAGGTGTAAGAGCTTCAATTTATTATGATGCAGCTAAAAGGCATCTTGCTAAATGGTTTGAAGGAGAAGAGATTGATGAGGATTCGGGATTGCCTCATTTAGCTCACGCTATAGCATGTATTGCTATTTTAATTGATGCAAGTGAATCAGATAAACTAAAAGATGATAGAATGTATCCAGGTGGATTTATTAAATTATTAAAAAAAATGACTCCCGAAGTAAAAAGATTAAAAGAAAAACATAAAGATAAAAATCCTAAACATTGGACTATAGAAGACAAATAAGGAGAATTAAAATGAATACATTAACTCAAGCATTTATTGTTTTCGGAATAATCGATTTATTGTTGGTAGGAACAACTTGTGTACATGTGATTCTATTAGTAAAAAAAGTAATGGATGGTAAGGTAGAAATTAAGATAGCAGATAAGAAAATTAGGTTGGACCGAGATTTTATTGAAAGAGGTAGCAAATAATGGCTGATTTTAAAGAATCTAAAAAAATTGAAGTTAAATTGCCTGAAAATGTTCCTATTGATTATAATTTCGAGAGACTGCTTAAATCTTTTACTAGGCAAGTAGAAAAAAGTGGAATTTTACAATTAGTAAAAGCAAGACGTTACTATATAAAACCGTCAGAGGCTAAAAGAATAGAACAAAAAAAGAGAGAAAGAAAAAACCGATGAAAGAAAAAATTGCAATAGTATTCGATGATTTAAATAATTTCAGCAAAACAATAGACCAATTATCTAAATTATTAGATAAACTTTGTAATTATTATATAGATACTGATTTAAAAAAACTTAAACAACTAATTGAAGGTTTATTAGTTTATTCTGGAATTATTTACGAAGCAATTAAAAAGGAGAAAATATAATGGATTATACATATTTTGAAAGTGAAGAAGGATTAGTTAAATTATTAAAAGATTGTCAAGAAATATTTGATTATCTTGACGAAATAAGTAGTCAATTGTTAGGTGGAGTTATAGCCTCCGCTAGTGATTATACAGAAATACTGAATAAAGCTACTGGAGCATATGGTAGATTAGAAACTCTTTATTCCTTAAGTATTGCTCATAAAGAAAATAGTGAATTAAGATATTATGTGGAAAAAAAACGTGAACTAGAAAGCAAAGGAGAAAAAGTAGTAGCTGCTTCATTAGATAAAGAGTCGAGTGAATCTGTAGCTGCAATAAGACGTGTGAGAAACATTTTAGAAGGTTATGTATCGGTATCGGAAAAAATAATTATAACTGCTCAAACACAATTGAAGCAATTAGGGCAAGATAATAAATATAAACCGCAAGAAGAACGTTAAGGAATAAATTATATAAAAATATTATGAAAAAATTAATAGTGGTAGATAGCGGTAACATAATGTTTAAATCCATATTTGCATTTAGAAATTCTCCACAATGTCCTCCTACATACACTTATTTAAGGATGATAATTGGATATCTTAAAAAAATAGGAATAACCTTAGATGATAAAGTAGTTATCGCAGAAGATTACGGTAGCTGGAGAAAAGATATAGATAAGAATTATAAGGCTCAGAGAAAGGATTTTAGAGAAAGTAAAGAATCGGCTGAATGGTGGACTGAAGTATTTAACAATTTTAATGATTTTTTACCTAAACTAGAAATATGTTTACCCTGGAACTTTGTGAAAATTTATAAGATGGAATCGGATGATATTGCTTCTTGTGCTGTTAGATTTATAGAAGCAGAAGAAAAAATACTGATATCTTCAGATGAAGATTGGCAACAATTATGTACATTACCAAATGTAAAGGTTTTTTCTCCATATTCAAAACAATATAAGTTAATTAAGAATCCTGAAAAAATATTACTTAAAAAGATTAGAGGAGATATTTCGGATAATTTATTAACAGTTCCAAAGACAGAAGCCGAATTTGAAAAAAGGAGGATGATAGTAGATTTAATTCACTTGCCTTTACATATAGAGCAGATTATAAAACCTGTTATAGATACATTACCTATAAAAAATATTTGTTTAAATAAAATACCATATAAAACTTGCAAAACTGAAATTATAAAACTTTACAAATTGGAGAATTAATGGCTAAAGTTAAGGTTGAAGTAATTAAAAAAGAACGACAAATGATTTGTGGAAGATGTACGAAAACAGCAAATGGCGTTACAGGTAAAAGAAAAGGATGCCTTTCTTGTGAAGGAAAAGGTACTTATACAGATTATCACTATTTTATGATAGTTGGTAAAAATTGTTTTGATATTGATACAATTAAATAGGAGAAAAATAAGAAGATAAATTATTAAAAGGAGAGAAAAAATGGCTGAGATAACAGGAAAGATTGTAGCAAAAAAAAGTGATAATAAAGCATTAAAGTTAAGCGATGATAATTGGTATAATATGAATAGTGGAGTAGTTGATATTTTAAAGAATCTTAGTAAGGGAGATGAAGTAGTTCTTACTTATGAACAAAAAAATACTAGTAGAAATGTTTCTGCAATTAGAAAACCTGGAGTGGCGACTACTACAAATACAAATTATTCAACAGGATTCACATGCGAAGTATGTGGTAAAGAATTAAAAGATGGAAAATTTAAAAAATGTTATATGTGTAATAAATCAGGAGCACAAAAACCTAATACTGCCACAACAAATCCTGAAGAAAAAACAGGTAAATCTTCCCAACAAGAAAATATAAAATATGGTTCTCCTGAAGATACCGCAGGTAAACAAAGAGGTTGTGCATTAGGAGCTGCTGCAACCGTTGCTAGTAGTCAACAATTTAATGACCCAGAAGTAGCCAAACAATTTACTTTAATATTAGCAGAAGAGTTTTTAACATGGTTAAGAACAGAATAAGAAAGAGATAATAGATAGGTTGAAAATAGAATTATAAATAAGAAAGAAGATAAAAATTATGATTAATAATGACCAACTATTTTTATATTTAGAAAAAAAGATTCCTGGATTTATAAAAACAAGGAAATCTAAATCGGGAGAGTTGTTATTTACATGTCCTAACATTGCTAATCATAAATTTAAAACTGGACCCTCTGCATCTTTTATGATGAATACTAATAAAGTTTGGTGCCAAATATGCGGATGGAAAGGTAGTATGTTGGATGCAATTAGGATACTAGAAGAAGATAAAAAGAATAAATCCGATGCAGAAATAACAGAATATTTAATTTCTAGTTTAAGTTTAGAAATGTATAGAGAATTAGAAATTTATAAAAAATATGGATGGACCTTATTACCTCTTTTAAAAGAAAGTAAATTTCCTATTGGAGGAGCTTGGGAGAACAATCAATCTAATGAAAAAATTAAGTGGATTAAATGGTTGAATAATGATTTAAATATAGCATTAAGAACGGGAGAAATTAGTAAAGTAACTGTTATTGATGCAGACATTTATAAAGAAGTTCCCGAAGAATATAAAAAATTAAAAGAAGAAGTTATTAAACAATTAGAAGATGTAAAAACTTTATCACAAAATAGTGCTAGAGGAGGAAAACATTTCTTTTTTGCATATGATAAAGATTTAAGGCAAATGCAAGGTAATATAAAAGCAAATAGAAAAATTGATATACTTCATATTGATATCAGAAATGATGGGGGATATTTATTAATAGAACCGTCTATTTTTGAATCTAAAAATTATAAATTTGTAAATTTAGGAGATGAGATAAAACCTTTACCTGAAGAATTGAAGAAAAAATTGCTAGATTTGATTGAGGTAGATAAAGGTAGAAGTGATAATACTAATTTAGTAGATAATAGTAGGAAATTAGTAGATGGAGACCCGTTAAAACTAAAAAATAATAATTTAGACGGATGTTGTAATAATACTTTTGTACAATTAGGTGGAGCTTTGATAAAAAAATTATCTCCAGAGCAAACTGGATTTGTACTACACTTATTAAATAAAAATTTATTAGATAATCCTATGCCTTCTAGTGCTGTAGAGTCGATGCTAAATTCTTTAGAAGGATATCAAGGTAAAGATGAAGCCACTTATGAAAAAACAATTTATGAATATATGAAATTAATGCAATCAGATGTTACGCCTAAAGATATTATAGAAAATACTAAATTACCTAGACCTATTGTAGATAAATATCTTTCTCAATTTGTAAAAGAAGGAAAAGCAGTAAGATTAGGTAGAGGTAGGTATCAATATAAAGAGAAGATTGAGTGGTCAGATAGTATTCCTGAATTAGTTGATGAATATAAATATAAAATTCCATTTTTTAATAATATTGCTATTTTTCAAGATAAAGATGTTATTTTATTAGGTGCTAAAACCAATGATGGAAAAACTACTATTGCTTTAAATATGTTGGCAGAAGTTATTAAACAAGGAATAAAACCATATTATATTTATTCAGAAGCAGGTTCAAGATTTCAAAAAACTTCAGCAGCATTACAGATTGCAGGAAAATATTATCATACTTATCATGAAAATCCTTTAGCTATTGAATTAGAATATAATGCATTTTCTATTATTGATTGGTTGCATTTAGAACATAAAGAAAATACAGATACAGTATTAAAACATTTAAACGATGAACTACAAAGGAAAGGTGGAATATTAGTTATATTTACACAGTTAAAACAAACAAGTGAATTTTTTGCTCCAAATTTAATTGACCATTATCCTACTTTTGCTGCAAGATATATGCAAGATAATCCAGATAAAACTGAAGGACATTGGGATATTCAAAAAATAAAAGAACCGAGGGGAAATTTTGCTTCATATATTTTATCTTGTACATTTGACCCGAATACTAAAGTATTTAAAGTTAAGGATTTAATATAATGAGAAATCTCTGCGATACATGTAAATTTGCTAAATGGGATTTAAGTTCTGTTTCTAATGCCTATTGCGAACAAAATCTTATCTATAAAGTAGTAGATGAAGGAAATTATGTTACAGAATGTTCTTGTTATAAACCGAAGAATATATTTATTAAATTATTGAGGTTATTTATTAAATGAAATCTACTAGAAATATAGGAAGAAAACTTGAAGAGTACGTGCTTGCAAAGGTAAAAGAAATAGACCCCAATGCAAGAATATATACTAATTGTCATCAAAAAGATATTCAATGTAATTTTGCTTTTGGCGAATGTCTTTCTGGAGATACAAAAATATATAAGTGTGCTGGAGGAAAGGCTAAAGGTATTATAACATTAGAAGAATTATATAATAAAAGTATAGAAAAAAGAAAAAGCAATTATCTTGCCAAATCTGGAGAAAATATAACGTATACCAGTAAAAATACTAATTGGTATCATGATGGTAATCCTAGTATATACTCATTAAATTTAAAAAGTAAAAAAATTATACAACAACAAATAAAAAAAATAATATTTTCAGGAATAAAAAATGTTTTTGAAATAAAAACTAGATTAGGTTTTTCTATTAAAGCATCGAAAGAACACAAATTCTTAACTAATAACGGATGGAAAACTGTAGAACAATTAAAACAAAACGATTGCATCGCTGTTACTTGTTGGGGGTGGAAATTTTATAAACGAGAATTCGTAAGAAGACCGACAAAAAAATTAATGTTACAACTCATAAAAAAACTAGGAAAATGTCAAAAATGCAACAATAAAACTTCGCTGGAAGTACACCACAAAGATGGAGATTTTACAAATAACACTCCTAAAAATTTACAAGTACTTTGTAGAAGTTGCCATTTAAAAGCACCAAAAACAGGGAAAACATATAATAGAAAATTAGAATATTTTTATGACAATATAACACATATTAAATCGAAGGGCAAGAAAAGATGCTTTGATATTATGATGTCAGAAGATGAAAATATATCTAATTATATAGCAAACGAGTTTATAGTTCATAATTGTAAAAAAAGAAATACTAAGGATTTTACAATTAAAGAAGATATATGGAATCATTTAAATAATAATCTCCCAATTAATACTACGAAATTTTGTTTTTTAGTGAATGAAAATATTTCAGGAAGAAAGTTAGTAACGATGGATATAGAAGATTTTTTTCAGTTGTTAAAAACATTACATAATTTAGGAGAATTATAATGATTAATGTAGTAAGAAAAAATGGAAAAATAATAGGAATTTATGAAATTATGTTATCCACAGAAGAATTAGCGATACAAAAGGATATTAAAAAATATACAGTTGATTCTCTAATAAACGAGTTAATGGAAGAGGATAAATCAGATTTATTTACTTATGATATTTTGGAAGTAAGTGAGTACAGAGACACAGATTTATACGGTATAAAATGTAGGATTGTTTTTGAATTTGTTCCTGTGCCAGGATTAATAGAAGAAATTAAAGAAGTAACAGAAAGATTACAGATAGGTATATAAAATGAATAAATTAAAAATTAGAGAACCTATTTGGATGTCAAAAAGCATAGGAATTGCAGAGAAGAGAGCTTTCTCGGATTTAGAAATAGAGATAACTTATAAAGATAAATATGGTAATAGAGTGTTCCCTGCTAAATATTTTATAGAAAAAAATAAATTAATTACTTATCCTATTAGATATTGCGAAAAGACTAAATTATATATTGTACCAATTAAAGATTTAACCATAAAGGAGTCATAAATGGGTAGAAAAAAAGGAAGTAAAAATAAAACTGATATAACTAAATTTGCAAAACCAGTTAAAGAACATTTAGATGAAAAATTAAAAGACCCTGAATTTAAGAAAGCATATGAAGAAGAAAAGGAAAAATTAACTAAAGAATTAACGAAAAAACAAACAGAACGCCAAGAGAAATTAAATGCTACTTTGCGTGAATTAAATAAAAAGAATCCTAATTCTGTTAAGTTTGCAAATACAATTGAAGAGAGGGCAAGAATCTCTTTTGGATATAAGTGTTTAGATAAATTAACAGGAGGTGGAATTCCTGTAGGAACTTATACTACTATATGGGGCAGTAAAAGTTGTTCTAAAACTACAGTAGTATTAGATTTAATTGCCAAAGCTCAAAAAGATGGTAAACAATGTGTCTATATTAATGGTGAAAGAAGCTATGACCCTGTTTGGGCTAAAAAAAGAGGAGTAAATACTGAAACCTTAGTAGTAGTTGATGTAGAAAATTTAGAACAAGGTTTAGATACTATTATTAAATTAACTAGAGATAAGGTTGCAGACCTTATTGTTTTAGATTCTATTCATGGATTGGCTCCTAAAGGTGAACTATATGAAGGTAAAAAAGACCAAATAGAAAAATCCGTTGAGCAAGATACTATGGCTCTTCGGGCAAGAAAGTTAACGCAATTTTTTGAAATGGCTACTTCATATGTTGCAGAAGCAAAATGTGCAGTTGTATTAATTGCACAATCGAGAATGGACCTCGGTTCATTTATAAAGTTAGAGACATTGACTGGAGGTCATGCATTGATGCATTTTAGTAGACTTATATTAAGGGTACGTAGAGGACAAAAAGCTGATGCACCAACAGAAAAAAGACCTACTGGAAAAATAACAGAAAAAGGTAAAGAAGAAATGGAATCAATACAAATTGGGTTCGATTTAGTTATCCATGTAGATAAAAGTCAAATTCCAGGATGTACTGAATTAGATGAATTACACGTACCCTTCTATTTTGAGAAAGGAATACAGGAATAAAATGACTATTAAAAATTTTATAATTGAAATTCAGAGAGTAGTCAGTTCTTGTGTTGAAGATATATCTGATTTTGAAGTTAAGATAATATTAGACGATTGTTTATCTCCAGAAAAAATACATTATTCGATTGATTTTTTTGAAAAAGAGATAATAATTACTAAAGGAAATTGCGGATTTTAAAATGAAAATTCTTCTATTAGAAGATAATTTAGAAAGAGTAGAAAAATTTAATATTCTATTTAAAAATCATCAAGTAACTCATTGCGATAATATTAAAGATGCAAAAAATGCGTGTTTAAATAGAGTGTTTGATATTTTGTGGCTTGACCACGATTTAGAGGGAAAGATTTGGGAAGATTCATTTAAAGAAGAAACTGGGTATCAATTTGTAAAATGGTTAGTAGATAATGGTTATCAAAAGAATAGTTTAAATTATATCCATTCAATGAATCCAATTGGTGCGAATTTAATGCTAAATTATTTAAAAGATAATGACTATGATGGTATTTGGATACCATTTCATTTATTAAAGTTGGAGGATAAAGATGAATAAAAATGTTTTAGAAAAAGAAATTAATCTTATTCAAGACCTTTTAATAAGAGACTGGACTAGAGCTACTCTCCAAAATGCTCCTGACTATTTTTTTATAGCTCAAGCATCTTCTACAGGTAAATATCATCCAGCATGTACTTGTAAAGAAGGGGGGTTAATCGTTCATGTTCAAAGAGCAGTTTATATTGCTAATAGACTCTGTGAAGGTTGGGGCATATTTAAATTGGATAGAGACATAGTTTTATCAGCAACCATTTTACATGACATTGCTAAAACTCCAAGTCATGACCCGAAATATACTTATGCAGATTTTGAAAATCATCCTATCAACGCTCGAAAATATTTCGATAATACTACAGAATTAAATAAAGAACCAAATAAAACTACAATTGAACTTATAAATAATTGTATTAAATATCATATGGGCAGATGGACTCCTGCAAGTATAAAGAAAGATATAACTAACTATTCTTTATCAGAATTATGTGTATATACATCAGATTATATAGCAACAACTAAAGATTTAATAACTCCAGAAGATAAGGAAATTAAAAATGGATAGAGATAGAGAAATACAAAAACAAAAGAATCTTAGACAAAATAAAAATAAATCTCCAGAAGAAATTGAGCAACTAGTTGATAAGAAAATTTTGGAAGAAGAATTATTAACCAGTTTTGTAGGCTTAGATGATGTAGAAATAAAAAAAGCTATAAGTTTATATAATAGGTATGTAACAGAATGTTCTTTTGAATCATTGGCAGAAAAAAGTACTCTTATTAATTTGGTAAGAGATGAAATGATTAAAGAACGAATATTGATGCAAATTAAAGAAGACCATGATAATAAAAATAAAGCTAATTCTTTACATCTTATAGAAGGAATTAGAGAATTAGAAGACCATATATCAAACCAAAAAGAAAAATTAGGTATGCTTAGAGGTAAAGATTCTGAATCAGCTATAGATATAATTAATGAATTAAAAGAAAAAGCGTTAGCTTATTATAACGAACATGCTGGAGAAACTTATGTTAAATGTCCTGAGTGTCAAGCTTTCTTTAGGCTACTAATGAAAGTTGATAATTTAGAACCTGCTAAAGCTACATTTTTTAAAGGTACAACACTTTATAATGTTAAGTTAATGGAACTCTATCATTACAAGAAATTAACTATTGAGGAAGTTGCTGAAATATTAGGAGTACATCCTAAATATGTAACATTTATTTATGAAAATATTTATTTAAAAAAGACAGAATAACATTAATAAAATGAAAAAAGTAATTACTAAAGAAGTATTAAAAAAAGAAAAACGGTGGTGTTCTAAACATCAATGTGTTCACGCTGAACATACTTGGTATGCTAGTTGTAGATTTCCTAACCAAAATAATAAAAATGATATCAAAAATTAAACCAGAAGAATTAGCAATATTACAAGTACTTTCCCATCCTATTTCCTGCGTGGAAGTAATGTTCCATGATTTTGATTCATTAGGGGTATGGAATAAAGAAAAATTCGGCAAAGTCAGACTTTATCAATATCCTATGATGTCATTCGATAGTTTATTTTTATATGACCCTAAATTATCAAAAGAAAAAAATTGGGAAGTTAAAAATAATTTAGGTGAAGCTTATAATTTAGGAGGAAGACTTACTGGAAAGTCTAGAATAGCTATTATTCTTGATTGGATAGTAGGAGTTTGGAATCAAGTATTTAAATGGGGTATGATTAGTTCTTATGATAAACAGCATGTAGAAGAAATCTTCGATACTTCAATACATGCATATGATAATCATAAAATATTAAAAATATTAAACTGTAAATCTTTAAAAAGTCCTATATATAAATTAAATTTTTGTACTGGAATAAAATTAGAAAGCGTAAATATGAACATAACTTGTTTTGATGATAAAACAGAAATACTTACTAATAACGGATGGAAAAAATATAATACTATTTTAAAAACGGATAAAGTATTAAGTTTGAATAAAGAAACAGATATAGCTGATTATTATCCAATTTCGAAAATATATAAATACAATTATAACGGAAATGTATTTAAAGTTAACCTAAAAAATAGTAGTTTTATCTTTACTCCAAATCATAAAATTTATTATAATTGGTCTTTTAAACAAAATTGGCAAATAAAAGAAATAAAAACATTAAATTTAAAAGCAAATTCACAGATATTTTTTAAACATTCATTTATCTGGAAAGGTAAGGAAGAATTAAATCCTATTTCATTTAAAGTTAGAAAAAATAATAAATCTTTCGCAGATAAGAAAATAGATTTCAATCTTTGGCTAGAGTTTTTAGGTTGGTTTGTTAGTGAAGGGCACGTTTCACAGAATAATACTGTTTATATTACACAACATCAAAATGTAAATAGAGAAAAATGTTTTGAAATCGAAAAGTTACTAAAAAAAATGGGATTAAATTATTGTTTTGTAAAACAGAAGCAATATAAAATATACTGTGCAGACCTTGCAATTTATCTAAAAAATAATTGTTACTTAGGTAATTATATTAGAGTTAAATCTATTTACAATTCGCATAATAAAATTGTGCCAACATATATTAAAAGTTTATCTCCAAATCAAATTACTATATTTTTAGAAGCATACAGAAAAGGAGATGGAAACATACTTAAAAATAAATTTACTAGATATAATACGGTTTCAGAACATTTAGCAAACGACATTTGCGAACTTATTTTAAAAACTGGTAAGGGTGTAAATCTTGCAAAAAATAAATTAGGAGTTTATTGTATTACTGAATTAATAAGCAAAACTAGAAATATTTTAATTAAGAATATTAAAGAAGTTTTGTATACAGGAAAAGTATGGTGCGTAGAAACAAATCCTCATAATTTAATATTCATTCGTAGAGAAGGAAAATGTTGTTGGACAGGAAATTCAAAAAATCCTGGAGGTCAATTTTTTGGTAAGCATTGTGATAGACATGGTATGGAAGAAGCTTCTTATTTAACTAAAGAAGTAGCAGGTAAAATGCTTATGTCTCAGGCAGAAACAGGATGTATAAATAGATATAGTGGAATGACAACATTCACAAAAACTTCTCCAATGGGAGAAATATTTTTTGATTTAAAAAATAAAAAGAAAATCATAAATCTTCCCTCTTATGTTAATTCAACTTGGAATGATAAAAAAGAAGCAGATGCTATTAAAGAGTTTGGAGGAAAAGATTCTCCAGGATATAAGGTTCAGATAGAAGGAAAGGTATTCGAAGGAGTGGAAAGTGTATTCGATATTCAAAGAGTTAGAGAAACTTATATTACAGATAAAAAAGGCGATGCAATTACCATAAAAACATTCGAAGTTAATAAAGAATCATTTCATAGATTTAAAGAAATAGTTATAATTGAAAAACCTGTAAATGCTGATTCTATCGGATTTTATTTTGATGTAGGTGAAGGTGGTGCTCCTTCTGAATATATAATAATTTCTAAATTAGGTAATATATTTACTTATAATTATAGAATAACAACTTTTCAATTATCTCCCACTGAAGAAGAAGAGTTTATTGATTTTTTAATTGAAAAATTGAGCCCTAATGTAATAGGATTAGACCGCACAAGCGGTGTAGGTAAATCTTTATATAGTCATCTAATAAAAAATTATCCTGAAGCAAAAATTGTTCCTGTGTCTTTTAATGAAAATATTGAGATAGGATTTGCAAAAGATAAAGATGGAAAACCTAAGAAAGATTTAAAAGGCAATTTAGAATTAGAAGAAGCAAACATGGTGGATTGGTCTATACAATGTTTAAAAGATATATTTTATTCTAAAAAAATAAGATGTTATGAAGATATTAAATTAGATACACAAATTAATAATGTAACAGTAGCAAGAACAAAACAAGGTAAAGTTTTGTACGGTTATATAGGTGCAAACCACTTATTTCAAGCATTTCAAGTATTCGGTATTTGTTATTGGTTAACAGAAGGATTACCTAGTTTAAAACCTATAAAGAAACGCAAACCAGGAATGGGTAGTTTTGGAAGTGCATAAAAATGATAAAAGAAATTCCTAAAGAAGTACTTATTGATGCAATTATGTATCGAGTAACTGAAGTAGAAGGAATGATTATCTTTTCTGAAGCACAAGGAATGTGGGGATGTTGTGATAGAATAATTTTTACCCATCCCAAATACAGTTGTTGGCAATTAGAATTAAAAACTACCTTTGGACATATAATGGCAGACCACGTTGCAAAAGCATATCAATTGGTACAAGAATGGCGTGGAGATGATTTTGGAAGAGAGATAAAATGAAGAAATGTAGATTTGAACAATGTAAATATGATAATAGTATTTTTTGCATACATCCAAAGAATAAACATCAATTATGTGAAATAAAATTTTGTCCTCTACAAAATAAAGATAATTTTTTTGAAAATTATAAAAAATTTCTTAATTGTCCAGAATCAAGAGTAAATAGATTAAATATTTATTAATGAAGGAGAATTAATGCCAGCAGGAATTTATCTACATAAAGAAAGAATTAAAATCTCTAAAAAGAAATTAATTTATCATTATATTATTAAAAATTTATCTCAATGGGAAGTTGCTAAAATTTTTAAATGTAGTCCTATATTAATTGCTAGAAGAATAAAAAAATATAATATTAAGAAAAATTTATCATTTGCTAATAGCAAACCAAAAAAGACAAAATTTAATCAAACAATTACTAAAGAAAAATTAATGAATTTATATCCTAAAAAAATAAAATATCAAAGAGATATAGCCAAATTATTTCATTGTGATAGAAAACTTATAGAATATTATTTAAAAAAATATAATATATTACGTATTTCGGCTTCAGAAAGATTAAAAGGAGCAAATTATATTAATGGATTGGGTTATATTCGTTATCCTGCCGAGTTTACTAATAAACTTAAAGAATTGATTAGAATAAGAGATAATTATACTTGTCAAAAATGTGGTAAAAAACAAAAAAATCATTATCGTAAATTAGATATTCATCATATAAACTATAATAAATTCAATTGTAATCCTAATAATTTAATAACTTTATGTAGCGATTGTAATTGTAATGTAAATAAAGATAAAGATTATTGGTATAGTTATTTTACTTATTTAGTGGAGAATAAATAATGTTGCAGTTCAATGTGGTTAATATTGCAAATATTGGCAGAGAAATAATTGTCTTTCATCGAATTGGAAAGCAATTATGCCAATTTCATGAAAAAAATTTTTTTCCGTATTTTTATCAACTCTCTCCTACAGGAATTTTTAAAACGATAGATAATAAAAAAGTAAATAAAGTTTTATGCTCTCGCCCTTCAGATTTATCTAGAAGAAGAGATGAAAATTCTTATGAAGCAGATGTTAATTATTGTAAAAGATATATTATTGATAAAATAATTTCTTTTGGTAAAGCAGAATTAAAGTATTCGTTTATAGATATTGAAGTATTGTGTCCAGAACTTCCGAATTATATGGACCCAAAATATCCTATATCGTGCATCTCATGCTCTAATAGTTATACGGGAGAAATCAAAACTTTTTATTTAAAAGATTATGATGAACAGATAGAAGACGCAGAAAAACAATTGTTAAATGATTTTGTAGATTTTATTCGTAAAGAACAATTTGATTTAATTTTAGGATGGAACTTTGTCGAATTTGACTGGAAATATCTTCAAGCAAGATACGAATATATTTTTGGTTGCAAGTTATCAGAGATGTTAAGTCCTATTAATCAAACTAAATATTTAGGGTCTACAGATGTTCCATTTCCTAATACTATTCCTGCTGGAATAAGTGTTATGGACTATTTAGATATGTATAAAAAAATTTATAAAACTGAGTCTTCTTATTCATTAGATTCAATCGCTTTAAAAGAATTAAAAATTCCTCTCAGAAAAAAAATAGATTTTAATAAATTAACGGAAGATATTAAAATAAAAAATATAGAAGATATTAGATTGTTGATGGAAATAGATAAACAGAAAAAAATAATTGAATATTATGATGAACTTCGTAGAATGAGTATGTGCGAATTTAGTGATGTTACCTGGAATAGTAAGATGCTAGACATGATTCTATTAAAAGAAGCCAAACAAAAAAATTTGATACTTCCTTCTAAACATTATGGAGAAAGTCAAGATAATCCATTTGCAGGTGAAGAAACATTTCAGGGAGCTTATAGAAGATGCAATATTTTAGATGAGAATAAAAATATAATAAAGAGATATACTGGTCTTCATAAAAATATTTGGAAGTTGGATTTAGGATGTTATTCAGAAGATACAGAAATACTTACAGAACAAGGTTGGAAAAAATATAACGAATTAATAAAATTAGGAGATAGATACATAGACCAAGTAGCAACATTTAATATTAATAAAAATTATATAGAATTTCAACCTATATTACATTTAAATATCCAAAAAATTAAAAATGAAAAAATGTATAATTTTAAAGGAGAAACTACAGACCAATTATTAACGTGGAATCATAAAATGTTATATTATTCTTCTATAAATAATAAACATAATATCAATCCTAATTGGAAAATTTGTCATGCTAAAGATTATATTTTATCTCATAATTTTTTGCCATTGGCTGCAAAAATAAAGGATAAAAAAGATTACGATATTTCTGATGAATTAATAAAAATTCATGCATGGATTATTACTGAAGGTCATAATGAAATAGGTCATGGTAGTGTTAAAAGTAATATTTATCATATAAGTCAAAGTGAAAAAGCAAATTTAATATTCTGTAAAGAAATAGATGTATTATTTCAAAAATTAAACTGGAAAGTATCCAGATACAATCGAAAAGGATTGCGAAGAGGTCAAATTGATTGGAATCTTAAACAATTATATTCAACATATATTCGATTAGAAGATAATCATAAAGTTATTCCTCTGTGGATGTTAAATAATTTATCGTTAAGACAACTGTATATTTTATTTTTAGAATTAAATAAAGGAGATGGAGATAAACACAGAGGATGTTATTATGCAAAAAATTGTTTAGCAAGAGATAGATTTCAGCATTTATGTTTATTATTGGGCATATCTTCTTATAAAAATAATAGAAAAGAAGTTTATTATAGAAAAATTAATTCATGCCAGATTCATCAATCTAATAAAATAAGATTTTACACTGGATTGGGAAAAAGAATAATAAAATATTCTGGAATCATTTGGTGTCCGACTGTAGAAAATGGATTTGTTGTTATGCGAAGAAAAGGCAAAACATTTATTTCTGGAAATTCTGCATATCCACAAATGATAAGAAATTTTTGTTTAGATATAGGGAATATTAATAAAACTGGAATTACCATAAATAAGGTAGCCTTTTATCAGAATTCAAATGCATTGCTTCCTACAATAGCTCAGAAATTAATCAATAAAAAAGATGCAATCAAAAAAGAACTTAAATTATTAAATCCAGAAATAGAAGAATATAGAAATCTTTTAATTAAATATAACGCTATTAAGGCAGTTGTTAATTCTCTTTTTGGTGTATGTGGATTAAAAATATTTAGGTTATTTGATTATAGAATCGCTTCTGCGATTACTTTTTTAGTTAGAGATTTGCTACATTATGTTGAAGATAAATTGCAAGAAGAAGGAAAAGAAATAATTTACATAGACACTGATAGTATTTTCTGTAAATCAGAAAACAACCCCAAAGATAGAATGAATGATTTAATCAAACATTGGGCTAAAGAAAAATATAACAAAGATAAAATAGAAATAGAATTTGATTTAGAAGGACAATATGTAAAATTATTTGTAGTCAATTTGTGCCATTATAAAGGATTGCTAAAAAAGAAATCGGGAGTTGAAGAAGAAGTAAAAGGTATTGAAGCTAAACGTAAAGATTCTAGCGTTTTTATTAAAGAATTTCAGACTAAATTAATAGAAAAAGTAATGAATGAAGAACCTAAAGAAGAAATTATTAAATGGATTAATTCGGAAAAAGAAAGAATTAAGACACTACCTATATTAGATATTGGATTTCCATGTAAGATTTCTAAAGATGCAGAAGAATATAAATCGGTTCCTGTGCACATTAGAGCATTAGGATATACAAAAGAATTAGTACCTACATTTGATAAAAGAGTAGGAGATTCATTTTATTATATCTATGTTGAGCCATTTGGCACATCTACTAGAAAATCTACTAGAAATAAGAAGAATAAAGAAACTGGAGATATAACTGTAGAAGCATCCGAAAAAGAAGTAAAGAAAGACGTATTAGTATTTGATGAAGAAAATTTAAATCACGTTAAGAATGTAGACTGGAAGAAGATGCTTGACCGTTCAATTTATACCAAGCTTGAGCATATTTTTGAAGCTTTGGCGTGGGATATTTCTGAAATTAAAGAAGTTAAGGTTAAGAAACTTAGAAAGAAAAGAATAAAAGAAGATGATAATCTAACATTAGAATGTGAAATAATGAACGCAGAAAATCATATAAGTAATGATGAAAAGAGAGAAGGAAGACAGATAGATAGTAAGACAAAGGAGGAAGAAAGATGATTGTAAAAATTGGTACAATGCAGGGGTGGAAATTTTTTGATGAAGTTGAAACATTTGAAATTAATCAGACAACCAATGAAGATTTAAAAAAAGAAGAAGATAAAGAAAATTCGGGTTGCCCTGTAGGATTTATGGTGTTGAATCATAGTTATAAAGATACAGATATAATTAAAGTATTAAAAATATGGAGAAGAAATAACTATTTTGAAAAAATAGTTATCGATGTTAATAATGTTTATATTCTTAATGATGAAGGTAAAACAATAGAAAGAATTAATTAGAGAAAGTTAAAACTTCCTTCTCTCTTAAAAAGGACTATCATGATTTTTAAAGTAAAGAATATAGAAAAAAAATTAGGAAAAACAATAAGAAGAAATTGTATTTCTGTTGGATTTGATGTAGCAGAAAAATATACAGGAGTTTGTATTTTAAAAGTAGATACCGATACTATTAAAATTGTAGATACTTTAGTAATAGAAACAACGGAAAAAGAAGACCACTTCCATAGAGCCGACCATTATGTATTTTCTTTAGAAAAATTTAAACAAACAATACAAAAATTTAAAGATACTAAAATGTTAATAATTGAACGTTGTTATTTTGGTCAAAATCCAGAAACTTTAATCCATCTTGCTCATTTTGGTATCATTACTTATATCCTTTTAAAGAAAGAATTTGAAACTTATTATTATTTTGGAGCATCAACCGCTAGAAGTATTATAGGATTTAATCAAAAAAGACAAGAGTCTTTAGGAAATTTAAAACCGCATATTATTACAAGAGGTAAAAATAAAGGTAAAGAACAAAAAATTGACTGTAAAAGTTTAGTTCACGATTATTTAAAGACCGATTTCGGGATTAGTTTCGATAGTAAAGACAAAGCAGATGCTTTTGTTCTTGCTTTAGCAGGATTATTGAAATGAAAAATATTCTGTGTTTAGTAGGTATACATAAATGGATATGGGTTAGAAGATGGTATAAATGGTATCAAGGAGGATATTTTTTAATTTGTAAACACTGTGGAGTAGAAAAATGAACGAAAAATTACAACGAGCATATTACATTTTAGGTATTATTCAAAGAGTAAGTATGGTTATTCTTACATTTTTAATTGCAGTAGTATCTTATCAAGCTATTGCTATTATGAGCCAATTTCAAGTACAGATAAATGATATACAAACTATTATAAATAAATTATACATTTTAATAGACAAAAGCTGGTTATTTTAAAAGGAGGATGTGATGGGAGATTTAAATAAGGTATTGTTAATTGGTAATGTTGTAAAAGATGTAGAATTAAGAGTTTTAGCTAATAATACCAAGATAGCAAATATTAGATTAGCTATGCATCGGAAATATAAAACTAAAGTTGGAGAGTTAAAAGAAGAAACTGAATTTATTACTGTAGTAGTTTGGGAAGTTTTAGCAGAAAATTGTGCTAAATATTTAAAACAAGGCAGTAGAGTGTATGTTGAAGGACGATTACAAACAAGAGAATATAAAGATAAAGAAGGAGCACAAAAATTAGTAACAGAAATTAAAGCAGATAATGTGGAATTTTTATCTAATCCTAAATCTAAGGAAGGAGAAGTAAAATAATGGACAGATTATTTCATATAATAATATTTCTTGGAGGAGTGGTAGCAGGTGCAGGAATAATGTATATAGCTTATCCTTTTATTAAAAAGTAAATTACAACCAAAGGAGACCTAATGATTACAGTTGAAGCAGCAGTTAGTGATTTGGAACAAATAGAAAAAGACGTTTCTTTAACAGATACGCAAAAATTAATTAAAGCTATAAAAGTATTAGTTAAATTTCTTTCTACGATGCGGTCAAATCAATTACTTACTGAAGAAGACAAGAAAGTAATTAAATCAAGGAAAGAAAAAAAGTAAAATTAGTTATGATGTGGTTTGCGGAAGCAGCCACATCCCAAAGGAGAAATACATGAATAAAGAATTAATTCTTTCAATTACAGGTATCTTATTAACGATAACAGGTATTTGGGATGGTTATAAATATCATTGGAGTGCAGCAGCTATTCGAAAAACACAAACTGCTAAAGGTCAATCACGAAAGTTTATTAACGCAGCTTTGTCAAATGACATTATCAGAATAGTACATTGTATTATTTTACCTGATTATTGGTTGGTAGCTAGTAGTATTTTTGCATTAATTTTCATGCTTGAACATTGGTGGATGATTTATTGTTATTATCCTTATAGATGTAGAGGATTAATTGGATTTAAAAGACCAAATTTAGCATTATTTATAATTAATAGTTTATTACCGAATAAAATTAGGAAAAAACTCTAACCAGGAGGATTCATGCTGATTCATTACTGTGATTTATGTGGGGTTCCTATGAAGACAAATACATTTTTTGTATTATATTGTTCTGCTCCTGATAAAAATGCTCCAAATCCAGAAGATTATGAAGATATTCAAGATTATTATAAAGAATATATTCATTATATCTCAAAAATAACTAAAGATGTAAAAACAATTTGTCCAAAATGTAAAGCTATTTATGACCAAATGTTTTCTTTAAGATTACAAAGATTGTGCGAATTATCAGCAGAAATAAATAATATATATAATTTACCTAGTAAATCTAATCCTAAAGATAGGAAAAATAAAAATGGGAAAAAATAATTATAAAAGCAAATGTTGTGGAGCAAAAGTTAGAGTTCATACTTCTCCTGATGAAATAGATAAAATAGGATGTACTATGTATCATATTTGTACTGACTGTGGAAAACCATGTGATATTATAATTAAAGAAAGACATACTTGGAAAATTAATCCTAAGACAAGAATAGTACCTAATAAAAAAGAGAAGAATAAAAAATTATTTACTGATAAAGAATTAAAAGATTTTAGAATGGAAGAGGATTTCTAATGAACTATTTAATATTTGGAGATTTACATATAACACAATCTTCTTTAAAAGAATGTGCGATTATTCTCGATGAAATTACTACATTAATAACTAAATATAATATAGATACTATAATTTCTTTAGGAGATACATTTGATTCTTTAGAACCTAGTTCGTCCGAATTAGATTTATTGTCTGATTTTATTAAAAAAATAAATATCAAGGTAATTTTATTAGCAGCAGACAGTCATGAAAGTACAACTCAAAAAGAAAGTATTATTAACCATTTTGGTATACTCAACGATATGGTTACAGTAGTTAAAGAATTAAAAATTGATAACCATCTTTATTGCGGACACTTTATTCTCAAAGAGGCAAAGAAAAATTTTGGGGCAAAGCTATCTAAAGAGAATTTTAAACAATATCTTTATGTCTTTCTCGGACATCAACATAGTTATGAACTGATAAAACCTAACTGTGTTCAGTTAGGCTCGTCAAGATTTGTAAATTTTGATGAAGCTCAAGATAAACAAAAAATAGTAGCTTTGATTTCTGATTATGGAACAGAAGGGGAACAAGTACGCTTTTTAAAGTTAAAATCACCTATACCTATGATAGAACTTAAGTTATATAAAAATACCTCAAAAGAAGCCCCAGGAGCCTCGATTCCGGCTGTAAAAGGCGATACGGATAATAAGGTTAACAAGGCAGAATCGTCGATTTCTCAAGCACAAACTTCGCAAAATACAAGCCAAATTGACCTATTATGTCAACAATTAGATAAATTGGACTCAAATACCAAAGTTAAGGTCAAAATAGGCGATTTTGAGAGTTTTAAGGCTTTTTTACCATTAGAGGGGAAATACAAAGAAAAATTTGTAAAATTTGTTAGAGAAAATGATTTTGAATTGATTTCAGATAAACCGCTTACAGGTGCTAAATCTGAAATAGATTTGAAACAGTCTTTTGAAGAATTTACTAAAGAAAAACAAATAGACAATGAAATTAAAGATATTATTAATAAGGAAATAAAATAATGTTAAATATCCTTAAATTAAAGAACTTTAAGCTCTTCAAAAACGAAGAAATTCTTTTAAGTAAACTAAATATTATTAAAGGAATTAATCGAGATGACGAATCTGAATCATCAAATGGTTCGGGCAAGAGTAGTATTCTAGAGGCAATAATTTTTGCTTTATACGGAGAAGGCTCTGGAAAGAATTTGCAGGATTTAATTTCGTTTGATAGTAAATCTACAGATGTTTATTTGCAATGTGATGATTTAGATATTAGACGTAAAGTACCTACAGAATTAACCATAATACGCCAGGGTATTGAAATACAAAAAAATACTAATACTCTTAAGCAAGAAGAAATAAATAGTTTAATAGGAGATTATAATTTCTTTAAAAAATATAGATTGATAAATAAGCAAGCCATTAATTTATTGGATTTGGGTTTAATTTCTTTAAGGAAAGAATTAATGGAATTTATTAATGCTGATTTTTCAGATATAAGACAATCTCTATTAACTCAGAAATTAGAAAGAGAAAAATATTCAATAACTAAGAAACCTTATCATTTTTATTTGTCTATCAGAAGAAAGAAAGTGTTAGAAAGCGAATTAATTAAAATAAAGGATGAACTTGAAAAATTACAAAAGCAAATAAATGAACAGTATGAGGTATATAACAATATTTCAATTGATATACAATCTAAAGCAAAGTCTATAGATAATGTGGATAATGATACTATTCAAATTAAAATTGCAGGAATTAATACAGATATAATTATTTATAAAGAAAAAATTACAAAACTAGGAGAAATTAAAGAAATAGAATATATTGATTATACTAAATTAATTAATAACTTACAAGAAAAAAATGAATCTATTAATATAGATATAGAATATTTAGAAGCTGAAATTAATAATCATCAAACAGAAAAAAATAAGATAAATACAGAAATTAAAATTGAAAAAAATAAATCTATGGATATTGGAGAAAATATTCTTGGATTAAAAGAAGAAATACAAAATATACAATCTTTAAATTCTAACAGTAAGTGTGATAAGTGTGGGTCTCTAATTGAAGAAGAGAAAAAAGGATTATTTATTACAGAAAAACAAGAAGAGATTAAACAATTAATAAGTGAGCAAAATACAATCAATTTAGAAATTAATCATTGTGAGATTGCAGTTGAGTTAGAAGAAAAAGAATTAACTAAATTAAATACTGAATTAAAAGGTTTAAAAAAAGAATTACAAATTAATCAATCTAAAATAAAAGAACTAAATGAAAAAAATATAGAACAATCAGAACTAAAAGAAAAAGCATCTTTAAAAGATGCAGATATTAAAAAATATAATGAATTAATTGAAATGAGTCAAGTTCAAATTAAAGAACTGACTGATAGCATAGAAAAAAATAAAAAAACTATAGAACAACTGTACCATGATGTAGAATATCTTAAAAAACAAATTATTGTGGAGAAGGATAAATTAGATTCTTTAAAAATACAAAAAGAAACTCTAGGATTAAAAGAAAAAAGAGCTTCTCAATATTTAATGAAACTAACAGAAGCATTTAAATTTTCAGAATATAAATATACAGTTAAAGATATTGCTCTTTACGATGCATCTATAAAGGTAATAGACGATTTTGCTGGCTGGTATATACAGAAATGGTTAGATAACTTAGCTATAGTTATTAATAATCTTTTGGAAAAGGTTAATTTATCTGTTACTTTTTCCGCAGATAAGCAATTTTTAACTATAGTTAATGAAGGCAAATCTATGAAGTACGAATCGTTAAGTGAAGGACAAAAAATATTTTTTTCAATCATATTTAAAATAGCCATTCTATTAAATCAAGGGTTTTCTAAAGGAATAATATGTATTGATGAAGGAGTTAATTCTTTAGATTTAGTAAATTTAAAAAAATTAATAGATATTATTAGAACTTTGCAATTTCAAGTTTTTCTAATTTATCAAAATATTCCCGAAGGTATAGAATCGGTCAATTATATAAACGTAATAAGAAAAAACAATGAAAGCAAAATTGAGTAGACATTATTCTAAAAACAAGCATTGTGAATGTGGCAAGTTAATTACCAACAAAGCCAATCAATGTGCACAGTGCAGAAGAAAAAATTCTCCAGCGAATTATATAGATGGTAGATGTTCTAAAAAATATTATTGTAAATGTGGAAACAAAATATCTATTAATACTTTTCTTCGGGGGAAAAAAAGTTGTCATTCATGTGCTGCTAAAAATAGACACAAAAATGGAGGATTTAAATATCCTACAGGATTAACTGCGTATCACTTTATACAAGGCAAACCAAAATGTAAATTGTGTAATAAAAAATTAAATAATTATGATAGTAAATTATGCAGAAAATGTAACGATATTTCAAAAAAAGGAATAATGCCTAAAGGTGGATTTCCAAAAGGACATTTATCTAATATTAAACCTATTAAATATAAATCTACTTTAATGCGTAGTTCCTGGGAAGTTGCGTATGCTAAATATTTAGATAAGAATAAAATTAAATGGTTATATGAGTCTAAGACTTTTGATTTGGGTAGTACTACTTATACTCCTGATTTTTATTTACCTGATTCAGATACTTATGTAGAGATTAAAGGATGGTGGAGAGATGATGCTAAAAAGAAATTTAAAATGTTTCAGAAAAAATATTGTAGTATGAATATAATTTTATTAATGCAAAAAGAACTTAAAAAATTAAAGGTTATAAAATGATAATAAAAATGACAATTTGGATGCTTCTATTAGCTTATTTCCATGCCCGACAAGAAACAGAAATCGAAGGAAAAGCTGGATGGGCACGTCATTTGCCTACTTTTCGTATTAATGTATTTATCACAAAATTATTAATCGGAAAAGAAATTACAGGGTACCACATTTTTATGTTATTAATGTTTCTTGTTATCTTTCATCTACCATTATTATTCATCCCATTTAATTTTAAAAATGAATGTACCGTATTAGGACTGATGAGTATTTATTGGGTGATTGAGGACTTCTTATTTTTTGTTGTAAATCCGCATTTTACTTTAAAAAATTTCTGTAAAGAAAAAATCTGCTGGCACAAAAGGTGGATTTGTAATTTTGTGCCTTATAGTTATATTAGTGGAATAATTATAGGAACTATTTTCTTACTATTGGGAGGTTTATAATGATAAGAAATAATTTCGAAACCAAAGAAGAAGCCATAAAATATTTAGAAGAGGAAATTAATCTTATTAATAATAAGCAAAGTTTATTATCTCGTTCTGAAAGAGATAAGATTGTTTTACTTTTAAAAAAACCTGAAATTCTTGTAAAAAAAGAAACTAAAACATCTATTAATGTAGAAAAAATTATTAAAGATATAAACTTATTAAGTAAACCCTGTGAATTAATAACTAAAGAAGACGATATAGTTGGAATTATAAAAAAGTTAAAAGAAACCTTACTAGCTGTAGGAGGTTTAGGTCTTACTGCTAATCAAATAGGAATTAACAAAAGAATTAGTTATGTAAAAATTCCAAGATTAATCAAAGATAAAATTGAATGGATTGAATTAGTTTTAATCAACGCAAAAATAATAGAAAAAGACCAAATTACTAGAGTTAATAATGAAGCCTGTTTAAGCTTTCCAGGAATTACTGTTACTACAAAAAGATATGTATTTATTACAGTAGAATATTTAGATGAAAATTTAAAACCTCAAGTAATGAGTTATCAAGACCTTGAAGCTTTAGTTTTACAGCACGAAATTGACCATACTAATGGTATTACTATTTTTGATAGAAAATGGAGAGCTAAATAATGATATTTTTCGTTTCCTTAATAATTACAATTATAATGCACGAACTTGCTCATTTAATTTCAGCCAAATTAGTAGGCTGTAAAGTTAAAGTTTTTAGTGTTGGCTTTGGTAAAGAATTATTTAGTATCAAATATAAAGGTACTAAATATAGAATAGGATTAATTCCGTTAGGTGGTTATAATCAATTAGAACATGAATTAGATTATTGTAGAAACAAAAATATTTTACCTAATTTATCCTATTCTAAAAAATTATTAGTTATTTTATCTGGATGCTTTATTAATATTTTAACAGGAATAATTAGTTATCTATGTGGTATGGCATTAGGAAATTATAATTTAATTTATTTTGGAATTTTTACTGCTTTACTAGGAGCTACGAATCTCTTACCTTTTCCATCTTTAGACGGTTCTTATCCTTTTTTATTTCTAATTGAAAAAATAATACCTAAAAAATATTCTTTACAATTAATTAGAAATTTAGTAAGTTGGGGATTCAAATTTTTAATGTTATTGAATATCTTATGTATTCCTATTTTAATTTTAAATTGGAAAAGACTATAAAATATTTCGATTTTTTATCATTTTCGATAAAAAAATATGTTATACTTATAGTATAAAGCTTAAATAATGATAAGGAGGCAATAATGGATAAATTGACAAAGGTGATTAGTACCACCCAAAAGCTAATCGACCTGCCTTATAACAAATTTAATCTTCAAAATTATTTTAAAATATTGTCCGAGAATAAGTTAAATCCCATAACAATTGATACCTCTGAATATGGTCCTATTAAATTAATGTCAGGAAATAACTTTTACGCTAGAATAGTTACCTCTAATTATCATGCTCAAAATAAACAAAAAAGAATTTTTATTGTAGGTAAAGGCATCCTCTTCGATTCTGGTGGATTAAACCTGAAAGATAGAGGCATGGAAGAAATGACAAATGATAAAGCTGGCATGTTAATAGCTTTAGCAATTGCTGATTATCTTAAAAGAAATGTTATAGCTTATTGTCCTGTTACTACCAATTTTATCCACAATTCTAAAATCACTCCTGGGGATTGTATAGATATAGGTAAAAAAACCGTTAGAGTAACCAATACAGATGCTGAAGGTAGACTTATTCTTGCTGAAGCGTTATCTACTCTAAATCTCACAAAAGAAGATATTGTAATTACTATCGCTACTTTAACAGGTGGATGTGCATATGCTATTGGTAATGAAGCTACAGCAGTTATGTCTGATAATGAAGAATTATTAAAAAAATATGCCAGAGCTGCTTATGAAGCAAAAGAATTAGCGTGGGCTTTACCTCTTTGGGAACATTATCAAAAACAATATTATGATAGAAAAATTATAGATAACCATATTAAAGAAATAAAAGCAAGTACTGTACAAGGGGGTATGTTTATAAAACAATTTGTTAAATATCCTAATCAATGGCTACATCTTGATATTGCCTACTCAAGTTTTGATAAAGATGGGAACGCTAACGGAGTACCTATTAAATCCATAATTAATTTTATAAAGAAATTAAAATGAAAATAAAAAACTTATTTAATAAAATATCAGGATTCTTTATACCCATTTTAGGAGGTATATTAGGTGCTATTGGTGGCTCTGGTAATAAACCAGCTAGAAGAATAGGCATACCATTGATTTTAGCAGGATATGCGTATTCTAATACAGAAAATATCTGGGTGTTTAGTATTTGTAGTATGATAGGTGCTCTTTCGATAGGATATGGCATACCATCTTATACTGATAATGTTGAAGAAACTTCTTATGATTCTGGTTCGGCGTTAGGAAGATTTTATTATAAATTATTTAAAAACAACCATTTATTAGCCGATTTAGCAACTAGAGGAACAATTGGAAAATTAATCGCATTATCATTAGTATCTATTCCTATAATAAAAGGTAATTGGATAACTTATTTATTGGGTAGTTTAGGTATTGTTTTAATTAATTCATTAATCTCTTGGAGAAATTTTGGTACTTATAAATTATTTAATAAAGAACTATCCTGGGTTGAAACAATTACTTGGGGATTAATTACTCTTTGTGGGGTAATAATAATTTATTTTTAAGGAGGAAAGTAAAATGAAAGAAAGTAAATCAATAAAAATAATTAAATTAAGAATGAAAAAAATTAAATTGTATACTAAAAAAGAGAAAATAGAATTAGAAATAAACGATATAGATAAACAGTTATTTAAACTTATTGTAAGGAGTAAATAAATGATAGCTATTATTTTAGGAATAGGATTATTAAGTGCAGCGGTTATATATGTTTTAATTATGATTGGAGTAGTTTACTATTAAAATGAATAAAAAACTTTTCTGGATTTATTCATTATCAGCAATTTGCTACTTCTTACAGGGATTTGAAGCTTTACCTTCATTATCTCTATTAAAATATTTTAAAGAAGTACTAATGTACCCTGCGGAAAAATTAATGACCCTCAATGCAATCATAGGATTAGCGTGGATTCCAAAGGTTTTATGGGGTTATTTTATAGACCAATTTTTATCTAGAAAAACTTGGATAACAATTTCTCTAATAATAGATTTAATTACTGTATTATTTTTGGGTATTTGGTCCTTACCTTTAGTAATGTTAATCACAATGATGTTTGTAAATTCAACCGATTCTGCAATTCGTGATGTTGGGGTAGATGGTACAATGTGTGTTGAGGGAAAAAAGTATAACATTACAGGAAAAATTCAGAGCCTTCAATGGATAGCAATTACTATAGCTTCGGTTGTTACAGGGTTATTAGGGGGTTATTTAGCCGACCATTTTGATTATAAGGTAGGATTTTTATTACTCATTCCTTTTTATGCATTGATGTTTATACCTCTCTATTTTTATCGTGAACAAAAAGTTCGTAAAACGAGAATACGTTTAGCGGATACATTTCGACCTTATAAACAAATATTTAAAAATAAATCTTTCTTATGGGCATGCTTATTTTTATTTCTCTATAAATATAGCCCATCTTTTGGAACCCCTCTTAATTATATTCAGAGGGATTCTTTTGCGTGGTCTTTTCGGTTTATGGGTATTTTATCAACTATTGCTTCTGTAATTTCAGTTGTTGGAGCTATTATTTATTGGAAGGTTTGTCAAAAGATTAATATTAAAAAATGGCTTTATTATTCAGTATTTTTAGGAGCTATTACATCCTTGTCTTATCTTTATTTTACACCTATAAGTGCTATTTGCTACACTATTCTTTATAGTCTTATAGGTATGTTTGTACATTTAATTGTTATGGATTTTTTAGCAAAATCTTCAATAAAAGGATTGGAAGCAACTACATTTGCTTTACTCTGTGGCATTAACAATCTCTCTGCTGGTACAGCATCTTCATTTAGTGGTGCATGGCTTTATCCAATTTTTGGATTAAATTGGTTAATTATTTTATCAGCATTAACTAGTTTTATTTGTTTACCAATTATTAGAAAATTAAAAATAGGGGAAGAAAATGAATAATGAATTTCTAGAAAAATTTAAAGAACAAACAAAAAAAGAAATCTCTAAACTTAATTATAAAAAATATTTCTATCAATATAATGAAATAGAGAAAAAAATTCTTGCTCAAGAAATGAAAGATATAACTAATTATTTCGAAGAAGAATTAGAATTAGCAGTTTATCCTGTTTACGGTACACTTTTGGGTATGATTAGAGATAATGATTTTATTGGGTGGGATACTGATATTGATATGGCTTATTTTAGTAAATGTCAAACACCTAAAGCAGTATTAAATGAATTTAACATGATTTGTAACTTTTTAAAAGAACGAAATCTATTACTTTATAGAATTAAAACTGCCAGTCATGCTCATGTTTATTCTCCTAATCGACATTTAAGAATTGATTTATGGATTTCTTGGCTAGACGAAAATGATAAATACTATTTAACCTGGATTTTTGATGGAGAATTTGATTCGTCTATTCTTTTACCATTCAATAAAATTGTTTTTAAAAATCAAGAATTCTTACTTATGAAAAATTATGAACAACATTTAAGTTTTAATTATGGACCAAATTGGAAAGAACCTATAAGTGGAGACCAAAAAAATTGGACTCCAAGAAAAGCTGTGTTTAGACTTGAACCCTGGAAAGGTAAATAAAGGAGGAATAAATGAATAAACCAATTCGTGGTGAAAATGACGAACATAATGAAATTTGTAAAAAAGATGACCGCTATGGAGAAGAATTTTATTATAAAATTTTAAATAAAAATCGCTATATTTTACTTTACGACGAAATTAACAATGTATCTTCCGATGTAGTTTGCTCCAAATTAAAGGCTATGGATATTTTAAGTCATAAACCCATCTACTTGGAAATTAATAGTCCAGGTGGGTCGGTACCAGATGGAATGTCAATAATTAATTCAATAGAGAGTATAAAATCTCCTGTAATTACTATAATCGTTGGACAAGCTGCAAGTATGGCATCACTAATCGCTATTGTTGGCGATAAAAGATTGGCTTATCACAATGCTTATACTATGTTCCACTCTACGCAAGATTGTGTTGGCGATTATGTGAATTATATAAAAGATAGAGCAACTTTTTTATGCGAATTCGAAGAAAGAACAGAAATATTAATGAAACAGTATACTAAATTAACCAGTAATGATTTATTAAAAATAAGAAATGGTGAGCTATGGTTAAATGCTAAACAGATGTTAGAAAAAAATATTATTGATAAAATTATTTATCCAAAAAAGAAACCTAATTATAATATTAAATACTAAATGTACAGAGATAATATTATTAAAAAAATAATTTATTTTTATAATATCCGAAAGTGGTCGATAAGGCAAATATCTAAAAAATTTGGATTGGATAGAAAAGCTATTAAAAAAACTTTAGAAAATAAAGAATTTAAAATAATTCCTGTACCACAATATAAAAACATAATAACCAAAAAAGCATTAAAAATAATGAATCATAAAAGAAAATTAACCTTAACACAGATAGCCAATTATTATAAATGTGCAAGAAGTACTATTCATTCATATATGAGAAAATTTAATTTAAAAACATATACTAAATTAACTAAAAGAGATTTAATTAAAATTGCAACTGGTGAACTTTGGTTATCTGCTAAAGAATGTTTAGAAAAGGGTATTGTGGATAAAATTATAAAATGAAAAAACATTATAATGTAAAAGAAAATAATGGCATGTGGGGCAAACATCATTCTTCAGGAACTCGAAGAAAAATAGCCAAATTACATTGGAAGGGTGGATGGAAAAATAATCTTCCTCATTGTATTGACTGCGGAAAAAAATTACATAGTTATTATGCTAAAAGATGTAGAAAACACGCAGCAGCA